AATTCTTCTGGAAATCGTAGTGCTACCTCTTTATTGATATGTTCATAGTACTTATCAGTTCCTATGAAATCCGCACCGTATTTTTCGAATAAGTCATCATGAACGCCCATGGCGAACCGGCTCATCGGTTTTTTGGTAGGGTCTACATACCACGGATTTTCGGCAACCCATTCTGCTACTTTTGGGTCTACCGACACAGCTTTTTGGGGCTGCTTTTGGGGGATTTGTACGTCATTATCGACGTTTTGAATAGTAGGCCTGAAATTATTAGCTTTGTCAAGCTTATTTGTAGCTTTCATCAGCTCTTCTTGAGCATCGACAATAGCGTCCGAATTACCATAATCATAAGCTTCCTTATACTTACGTTTAGCTTGGTCTAGCTCCAGTTCGGCAGAGGATTGATAGGTGCTAATCAGCTCTTTCTCACCAGACTCCAATAAACTCTTTAACCGCTTGTTGTCCTCTAATAGCTTCTGCGCCATAGTAAGAGCTTCTTCTTGCTCCCGGTAGGCTTGTTCCTTTTCCCGCCGCTCGTCATGCCATGCTTTCTTATACTGCTTAAACTTGATTTTTACGTTACCTGAGTATTCTTCAGATTCATCAGCAGTTTCTAACTCCGCCGCAATATCTGTAGGAAGGGGTGTTTTACCCCTGTCGGGTTCCGGGATGTCGTCCTCCACCTCAATTTCGTACTCTTCTTCGAGTACATCCTCAGGGGCTTCATCGGGGAATTTGTAATTTGGATTATTCATTTTAACTCCTAGGCTCGGGAAATTCCGCGAGGGTCAAGTACAACACCCTCAACACTGTCGTCGTTGATAAGTCTGAGCTCAGTCCCGTGAACCTTTAGGCGTGTGCCTGCATTGGGCCTTACTACAACGAAGTCCCCAACTTTACACCAGGGGCCTGTAGGGAACCGTGTCTTATCCGCATAACAATCGGGGCCTAAGCTCACTACAAATAATACAGTTGCTAAAAGACCTTCATACCGCAGTGTCTCATCTGCCTTAAGAATGCCGCTTTCGTACTCTTTCTCTACTTTGGGCAATGCACACAGGATTCGGTATCCTGAAGGTGTAGGGAGTTGTGTTGCTTTTTCTTCATTTGCCACATCGGAATCTACTGCGCCTACAATATCTAAACTATTCGGGTTTGTTGTGAGGATTATATCACTCATCATTTCGCTCCATGGTTGTTACTAAATCGGTTATCAGTTGTCGTGCAATCAATAACCCTCTTATTTCCCCACATACTCGTTGGTAGTCGGAAAAATCCTTAGCTCTCCCGGAACAGAGAGAGTCCCGGAGCAGATTTACCTGCTCCTCTATGTGCTTGTATAGTATCGCTGCTACTCTATCCATTGTTTTGTACCTCTCCTCCTTTACGTTGAGCCACTTGTTGCTGCATCTCTGCTAACCGCTGGGCATGCCCGTGAGTAGCCCCTAACTGGTCTTTCTGATGCTGGTGGTCAACTGTCTTAAGGGCTACATCAACCCCCATTTTAGCTGCCGTTTTGTCCTTATCTGCCTGTAATTTCTGAGCAGCAAGTTGTTGCTGTAGCCCTATTTGGGCGCCTGCCTTCTCCTGCGTGGCACCTAATCTTTCGCGCTCCAGCATGATCTTCTTCACCTCGATGTCGTAGTCTGCCTGATCTTTGTGCACTTTACGCTGTAAGTCCTGTTGCTTAAGCTGAAGCTCCTGTTGCTGCATTTGAACCAGAGGGTCTTGCTGGTGCTGTTGTGCCTGCTGATCCTGCGCCTCTTGTTGATTCTGTTGTAGAAGATGTTGTGACGCTTGAGCTGCCAGTTGCGAGATGTGCACCTCCATATCCTCGGGTATGGAGACTTGATTATCCTCGTCATCTTCGCCGTAGCTAGGTAGAGAAGCGCCCATGGTTTGCTCCAACTGTTTGCGGTACTCATACCCCAGATGCTCCCCGATATGCGCCGACATAGCCGCTTGTAGAGCTTGTAGAACTTGGGGGTTCTGCCCCATCGCTTGTTGTAGCACCATCTGAACCTTGGGGTCTTGCATAGCCGCCATATGCACCGCGATATGGGCTTGGTGATCTTGGTACAGAAATGCTTTAACGGGTTTGTTCTTCAGGATATTCTGATTCTCTGTAATAGGGTCACGGGGTTTCATATCTTCATTAATCGGTACCAGTCTCTGATAGTTAGGAATGCCCAACACTTCCAGCATCTGTCTGTGTAGTTTGGGTAGGTCATATAGCTGTGGGGCTCCTTGCGCTAACTGAAGTGCTGCTTGATACTGTACAACCCTTTGTGCCATTGTCGAGGCGTTTGGGTCAGATACAGGACGTACGTATACCAAATCATAGTCAGCTTTCTTAGCATGTCTACTACCTTCGGAGGGGTCATAATCATAGTCCTCTGGAGCATATTCTTTGATAATATCCCGTAACAGAATGAACTCCTGCTTCATGGAGTAGTGAATCCGTGCTTGAATGGCACTGGATACTTTCAGTGTCCTTTCCAACACCGCAAGGGTAGTCCCTACGGGTGAATTAGCCGACATATCCGACACCGCCAAATCAGCAGCACCAGCAAAGCTCTTACCCTCTTCTATAATCGCTTGAAGGAGCACCAACAGTGTCTGGCTGGGTTCTTTATAGGGGAGGGGCATAAAATTATCCCTCAAGGTACCCGAGGGTACATCAACATCCCGCCATTCCCCAGGCGCTATGGGCATATCGTCCCCTTTTACACGGAGTCCTCGGGCTTTAAAGCCTCCAGGCAGATTGCTAAGGGTACCTGCATCAACCAGTTGACGGAGTATCGACGTACCTGACTTAGCAAACGCACCCAGTAAGTGTATGAACCCAAGACAGTAAAAGCCAAATCCGGGAATTAACCCATAATGCGCAAAATGGTTCCGTTTTTTATTGGTTTTATCGTCAGGTGCCCAGTTTCTACGAATAGAGAGTACTTCCCCTGTCCCCTTTTCCAAGGTCACTACATAAGGTAAGGCAATGCCTGTTGGCTCACCACTATCCGGGTCTTTATGCTCATAACCTTCAAGGTCGAGCTCTACATGCATTTCAAGAAGCTTGAAGCGGCTGTCTGTTGTGGCCCTAAACCCCAACTTTTCCGCTATTTTCTTCTCAATATCATCCATGGTGTTCGTAGGTTCTCCAAGGACACACTGTTTATACAGCCCCTCGTACTGTAATTTCCGAACTTCATTCTCTGTTTTACGCATAACATGCGTTACACGTTCTGATGTTTCGAGATTAGATGCCCCGTAGGGTACGACAATGTCTTCCGCAGGTACATACATGCTCACCTGTCTACCTATTGACGGGTCGTAGTAGACTTTTTTGAAGGCATTACCCGATAACCCCAAGCCCCACAGCATGCGCTCGTGTTCAGGTCGGTACTCTGACATTACGTCTGTCAGTTGGTAGTTCATATCTGCTTCCACCCGCTTCGCGGCTGCCTTTTTCTCGGGTGTTTCTTTACCTATTATCTCTGTCTTAACAGGCCCACTCGCCGGGAATGTTGCAGTGATGGTCTCCGCCTGAAATTTAACGATGGTTTCCGTTAAGAGCGGGTGCACTAAAGGACAGGCCCCTTCCCAAGGTTCTGACCGCTCTTCCAAATTAAGCCCTAGTAGCTCAATCCCATCGACGTAGGTCGTAACCCAATCACGCCGAGCACTAATATCTGAATCAAAATCTTCCGTTAACTCCGATGCCAGTGATTGTAGGGCACTATCCGACAGTTCTTCTGCCAAATTATCGTTGAAGGTGTCATCCTCCGCTCCAGGTTTAAGCGTTAATTCTTCATCACCATGGCGAATAGTCACAGACTCCGGGTCTTGAATCTCGATTTCAAGAGGTTCCTGATCTTGGCTTAGCTGTTCCAGTCCTTGTGGAGCAGGATTTGTGCTTTTGTCTATCATGTGAGTTCCTTTTGTTTAATCTTAATAGTATGCTGCGCGATAAGAGGAGCGCCCTCTAAATTCTTGAATCTCATCTGGCTTGTCTAAGCGGGTCGTTATGAACCCCCCTCTGCGAAAGCGGGCAAGGGCGCAACTGGCACAATCTACGTAGTCATCGTGTTGTCCAGCAGGGAACGCCGCTATCTCTTCAATAACCTCATCTGCGAACCTTGTGTTCGGCACCCATACCCTACCAGAAGCCACTATATCAGATACCGCATTAAGCCTGCTTATTTTATCATTGCCCCGGGTAGGCGTAAACTCCCCTACCGGGATGCCCATGGCGCGTAACTCATAAATCAGTGGTGCACCGGACGCCTTCTTCTCAATAATAACACTATCCGGCTCCCAGTACTTATACTCGTCCAATACTACCTTTTTCAACTCCGGGAACTCATAACGCCCTCGTTTGGCATCCAGCATAATAATGTTCGCCTGCATTAGCCCCGTTTCATCAGGGTGATAGAATATCCCCCAGGTAATGCAGGCGCTATAATCCGCCCGCTGGTTCTTCTCAAACGCAGTATCCCAGGTTTGCAGTATGTGGGTTGTTTCTGGTGGGGTTTCCGAAGGCCACTTCTTCCACCACTCCCGCTTGATAATGGCACCTTCTTCTGAAGTGGGGTCTTGCTGATACTGCGCCTGCCATTTCGACACATCAATCGCATCGCGGGTAGCCTCCAACTCCTCTATGCTCCAGAACTCAGGCCACAGCGGTTTACCACTGGGTAGCACTGCCGGTAAGTTCACCACCTTCCAATTTTCACTGCCTCTTTGTTTGGCAGCTTCCAGCAC